TCGTCGTGGTCTAAAAGAAGGACTTGCCGATGCGGGTAATTACCTCATCGACCATGGTGAAGACAAAGCTAAAGACGCTGTTTTGAGTGCAGACCGAGTGTGGCGGAGAACGCTAAAAGAAGGCTTCGAAAATGAAGAAAATGATTTTAGCAGAACAACTCATTGGCAAGGTCACATCAGAAATCTTGCTCCACACGCTCAAATTAACGAAAACGGCCTACCTCCCGGTACTTCACCACAAGTTCAAGACATCATTCCATGGGTTGACGATAAACTGACGCCAAATGTGAAAGCACAAGCATCAGGCGCGGCGGCTGACACAGACGAGTGGGACCCGCAGTTAGAAGCACTCGCCGCTGAATACAGTCCAGCGATGGTCGTCACTGCTTTTGCAGTGAAAGAAGGACTTGAAGAAGATGGATATGAACCAGTCAACGGGATTGGATTCATGGAAACTGCACGTCGGTATATGAAAAAGTATGGTCCAATGTTGGTGAAGAACAAGGTTAAAAAACAGATGAACAGAGAACTACGAGCGGCTGGTCTGAAATAAATTCTCTAATGGATGAAACGGACTTAATCATATTTCTTCAGTCGCATCTCTCCTCGACCTTATCGGTGCCAATCAGGACTAATGCTCTCGATGACGAACGGCCAGTTCCGGTCATTATCATAGATGATTGGGACACTAACGATTTTAACTTTCACAATTCCGCTTTTGCTGGTGAAGCGGTAGGTGATTTCAATGATGATGGAACGCTTGACTACGAAAAGTATCTCGCCTTCGATTGGCGAACTCGCGTTGAATTCAATGTCCGTCATCAAGATGAAGTTGAAGTAAGCAGGTTGAAGGAGAATCTGAAACATCAACTTCGACTAATTCGAGAGAATCCACAGCAGTTTGATGATAGTCTCAAGCAGTGCAGGCTTGGGGCTGACGGAAATCCAACTAACCAGTTTACGGAGCCGAAGGAAGCCGAATTGATGGCTTCAGCGAGGTTCCACGGCGACCACATTGTCACTCTTACACCGTCTGATGATACCAGCGGTGACGGTGACACGCAGGAAGATACGCTTGAACAAGTGAAGAAGAACTTCATGTTCAATCCGTAATTCTAAATAATCCAATATGACTCAATACGGCGATAATCAAGAACCCAGCATCATTACTGACCTTACCTCTTCGGCGGCGGTGCCGACTTCGGGTGAGGCTCCAAGTGATGTTGGAATAGTTGGTCAGGCAGACCTCGCTAACGCGACTAATGCGGCTGACCCCAGTAACGTTTACCAAGTAACTCGCGCTTCGAAGGCTGTCGAATGGTTCGGGCCTGAAGAGACGAGTATGCTGACTACCGCAGTTGTTGATGCTCTCAACGAAGGTGCGTATCCGGTCTTTGCAGTTGCGGCCCCATCGACTGAAGTCGTTTCTACTGACCATTCTGATGTCGGTTCCACGACTTTCAGCCTCGATAACGCGCCTATTCGGGAAGACACTGATAGTATTTCTGTTACACTCGATTCTACTACACAGGATACTATCAAGGTCTACGATGATGTCAGTACCTACTCACCTGATGCTGGTGAGTGTTACTTCAATCCTGTTGAAGGTAAAATCGAAATCAGTGCAGTTCCATCCAGTTCTCTGGATGTAGACTACGAGTATTTCGACTATGAAACTGGCATCGACACGATGGTCAGTAAAGTTCCTGATGTTATCGACTATCTCGCTCCTATTTCGGAGAATTCGAGCGTAGTCGATTATGCCAACGTCACTGTTGGCAACATGGAAAACGAATACAATCTCGCCCTTGCGGTTGGTGGCGCGGCAGTTCGTCTTGACCCCACAAGTTTCACTCAAAACTATGACGACAGCCGAGCGCAAGTCGTCTATCCGACTCGGTTCGAAGACGACAGTTCGGCTATCGCTCCTTACGTCGGATTCAAGGCCAGTCTCGGCTTGACCGACACACCAATCAACAGGCGTCTTTCGACCAACAAAGACCTTGCAGTCACGCTCAACCGCGCCGAGCGGGGTAGCTTGATTGACGAACAGGTCGTTCCGTTGGCGAACGAAGCTCGTGGCGTTCGTGTTGCTGACGACCCGACTACAGTGTCGGAGTCGAATAAGGATGAACAGAATCTCGATTATGGGTTCAACCGACTGGCGGCTGACTACATCATTGAGACTACCCGAGATAATCAGAAGCCTTTCATTGGCCGTCTGAACAGCCAGACTGTTCGAAACACTCTCGAAGGGATGATTGAGGATAGTCTTGGCGAACTTCAAGAGTCGAACGTCGTCATCAGTTACACTGTCAATGTTCAGAAGGAGAACGCTGTGACTGCTGGACTGGAGATGAGTGTAGACCTCGTTGAGCCGCTTCGGTTCATCGAGAATACCGTCACCATTGGGAACGGCGGATAAGACTCAATTTTCCCAACTTTAATTCATCATGGCACGAAATGGTACTGTTGACCGTATCGAATCCGCCGCAAACATCACTCTCGTCATTTCTCGCGGAAGTGACGACGGAATAACTTATTCTGACGGAAACTTCGAAAATCCTGAAGAAGCTGGTTACATTCAGATTCCGATTTCCCGTCTCGACACTACGAAGGAAGTCGAGATTTCGGAAATCCGCGAGTCGTCGTTGAAGGCCAGTGGCTATTCGATTACCAGCATCTCGTACTCTGGTACGATGATGTTCAAGGGTTCGCGCTTCACGAAGCGTAGCCCTGACTCGAATCAGTCTGACAGCGACAACACGAGTGAACCCATTACGAACTTCGTCTATGACGAGCATGGCGTTCCGATGCCGATGACCGTCAACATCAATCACGAACTCAACGACGAGCCTGAGCGGTACAAACACGTTCTCGTCACGAGCGAGAGTTACGAAGTTCGTTCGGAATCCGCGACCGAAACCGCCTTCGACTGGGTGGCGATGGACCGCTCTACTGACTCTACTAACGGGCAGTAACACCGCCGCCTTATCGCTTTTCTATTTGCGTTTTTCTTAGCAGTTTCACCGATTCAAACTCACAATGTCCGAGAACACCGAAAATACAGAAGAGCAGAATAGCGTTAACATTAGCCGTCTACGTGAGATGGCTCTGAAAGGCGACCAGTTCCGGTCGTCTCTTGACTTCACGTATTACGATATGGAAGGCGAACTATATGTTCGCCCTCTTACCGACGAGGAATTCCTTCCGATTGCGGCTTTCCTCGAAGAGCGGCTTGACCTCGACCCTGAAGAGGCTCAGGAAGCTCTCGAAGAGGGGAAAGATGAAGCTGATGATACTATCGACCCCGGCCAGTTTGATGAGGCCTTCGTGCAAATCATGCATGAGGCCGCTGTCATGGGTATCGACACTGAACAGGGAATTGCTGAAGGAGAAGACGAAGAAGGCGTCAAAGAAATCGTCAAGATGCTTCAGGGTGGCAAGTCTCTAATTATTGCCGAGCGGGTGTTGGAAATCTCGTCTGACGCCGATAAGGCCGAAGCCTTTCGCAGAGACGGGGGCGGCGAGTAGTTTTAAAAACCGTATTGAGAACCATTCCGGGGGCGTTTGCGACCTTCCCGGTGTAAACCATATGGGCGACCTGACCCCATTCCAAAATCAGGTTCTCGATGCGGCGGAAAAGAAAGAACAAGAAGAGCAAGAGCGTAAGCGCGAGGAGATGCGAAAGCAACAGGGCGGCGGCGGGCCGTCTCGTAACTCTCGTGCTTCTGGCGGCAGTCCCGGTGGAGGCGGCAACTCCGGTATGGGTCAAGAAGAGACAGTGCGTTATATCAACAAACAAGAAAACCCCGACCACGAAGTTCACGAATCTAACTAATGGCTGTTGAAATTCAACTTGACGTTGATGCGAGTGGAGCCACCGGCAAAATCGGTGCAGTTGCCGCTTCGCTGAAAGGACTGGAACGAATTGCTGATGATATTGACATCGACTTCGATGCTGACATTGGCGATATTACTCAAGAGATAAACGACTTCGCTGATGCGCTTGGAGATATTGAAGTCGGTGACATTTCCTTCCTCGATGAGCTTGATGAAAGCACAAAACGGCTGGAAAAGGCCATGGAAGGCGAAATCGACATCAACACCGGCAGTGGCAACGATGGCGGTAATAACGCTGATGGAACTGTGCCACCGGACTTGGTACAAGACCTGAGTGAATTCGGTGCTGACGTTGATACTCCTTCGAGTGGAGCTACCACAGACGGCGGGGACCGAGCAAATCTTCTCGAACGAATTTACGGGGAGCATACACTGATGTCCAATTCGGATGTTGGCGACCTTTTCAAAACTCGCAACAGCCGCACGTCGAACCTCGGCGAGAACGCACCGGGCTTCAGTCCCTTCGAACTGATGCAACTGGTTGGAACACGAACCGGATTCGGTATTGACCCTGAAAGTATGAATCTGAGGCGATTGGCTTCAGACCTTTCCATGGAAGATTTCGCAAAGGGTGCTGACCCCGAACACGGAGCTAAAACTACTGCTCCTTCATTTGAAAAACTTATCCGAGACTTCAGGAAAACCACACTAAAAAAAGGAGAACTAATTAAAGAGCAAGAAAGGCTCTTTAAAGAGGCTTCTTCTCCAATTAATACTCCGTTTGGAGACAACGGCAAAAACTTCGAAATGAGAATGTCGGAGTTGACTACCGCTGAAATCAAGGATATAAGAGATAATCCCACGCAAGATGGAGCTGGATTCCTCGGTGAAAATACAGGCGGTGATGACGGTCTTCTTGATTACGATGAGATTGCAGAAACTCTCAAAGAAAACCGAGAAGGGCTTCGTTCAACCGTTGAAGATGATTTAGGCGGATATGACTTCACTGATTTCAACGCTGAAAAACGAAGAGACGCAGGATTCACTGCCGCAGAGTTAGAACCCGGAGTTGGTGGCGGTTTTGACTATAAAGATACCGACACTAACGATATGTTCGACTTTTCTGTTAGAGGTAGAGATGGTCGAAGTAATACTGAAATAATTGATAACAACCGTTTGTTGAGTAAGCTGGATAGTATCAAATCTAAGGGAGATGCGTTTGATGCTCTGAATGATGGAGCCGGGAAATTCGGTTCTACACTACGGAGCATGAAGCCCACCATGGGCAAATATATGCAACTGCTCGCGGCACTTCTACCAGTTGCAGTGGCCCTTGGTACGCAATTGCTCGGTGTGGCCGCCGCCATGGGTTCAGTGGCCGCCGCTGGTGGTGCGATAATGGGACTTGGCCTACTCGGTCACGGAGAGTCTATGGCCGGTTCATTTGCTGAAGCAAAAAACCAAATCCGTGAATTGAAGAAAGAAACATTCAATTCCGCACAGCCCGCTATGCAACAGTTCGCGCCAATACAGGCGCGAATGTTCGACGCAATTCCACAAGCCCTCGATGGCGTCTTCGAGGAAATGGAAGGGCTTGCTCAATTTGAAGATACTCTCTTCGAA